GTCCGCCCAGCTTAGGTCCGCAGAGCTTAGGTTCGCAGAGCGTAGGTCCGCAGAGCGTAGGTCCGCAGAGTTTAGGTCCGCCCAGCTTAGGTCCGCAGAGCTTAGGTTCGCAGAGCGTAGGTCCGCAGAGCGTAGGTCCGCAGAGTTTAGGTTCGCCCAGCGTAGGTCCGCAGAGCTTAGGTTCGCAGAGCTTAGGTCCGCAGAGTTTAGGTTCGCCCAGCGTAGGTCCGCAGAGCTTAGGTCCGCAGAGCGTAGGTCCGCAAAGCGTAGGTTCGCAGAGCGTAGGTTGATTTTTGACCAATTGATTTTCAACGAAATCGCAAAACCAATGGTCAATCGCTTGCCGTGTTTCTCATTTCTCAACCACTTCAAATGTAAACGCAGCGCTCTATTAACAGTTGATTGTTTGATATATTTAATACTCATTATTTGTCCTCGTTGTATTTTTTGAAGCTCAATGCCAAACTAGCGATACCAACTGCAATCACTACAAGACCAAGAGTTGACATGATTCCTTCTTTTTCACCAGTAAGTGGAAGCGTACCACCGTAAACGGTTGTATTTGCCGCCTCTTTTGGCTCAGAATCGTTTTTATAGACGACCTCGGTAATTTCTACCTCTTTTGTCTTTGGAGCGTCTACGGGCTTGTTAGGCACCTTTTTAGGCTCTACTGGTTTTTCTGGTGTTGGTTTAGTTGGTTCCTCTGGGATTTCCAATTCTGGCAAATCGAGGACAGGGGCATCATTCGGAACTACTCCACCCTCGAATGGTGGGAGTTCACGCTCTTCTGGAATGCCCGGAATGCCACCTTGAAACTCAGGTTTGTAGTGTACTGGCGCTTCATTTGGCACTGTTCCGCCATTCCATTCTGGCTTATCCAAAACTGGAGCGTCGTTTGGTACAGTTCCAATCGGTTCGGTATACTCTGGCAACTCTCTAACTTCTGGAATGCCAGGGATGCCGCCCTCAAATTCTGGGATGTCAACCCTTGGAGCTTCACGAGGAATTTCAAACGTTGGCTCTGGCTTGTTCTCACCGCTGGCATCACCTCGGCCTCCTACGAGTTGAATCTTCGTATATGAGACAGCACCGTCTGATTCAGCTTTCAATTCAATCTTGTTAGTAGGGTTAGTTGAGTCCTTAACAGCATTTACAAGTTTAGTCTTGTAGTACAAGTAAACCATGTGGTCTAAACGATCCATTTTGATTTCAAATCCATGCTCAGATTTTGAGATAGACTTAACTAAATCCATAGCTGAACCTTTGTCAATCCAAGGATCTACACTTTCAATGTTCTTGATTTCAAAGTAGTTATCAACTAACTTTTGATTTTCTGACATTTCATCAATGATAGTCACATAGTTAAGTACCTTCTTTGCATAGTTAACACGAGCTGTCCAATTAATAACAGTAGGGTCTTCTTTGTCTTGTGAACCCCATTTAGCAATCAATTCATCTTTGCCAATGACTTGCTCTGAACCAATATTAGCTGTTACCACAGTACCGTTAAAGTTGACATTTACTGGCTTGCCAGATACAACTTTATCTGTCCAACTTGCATCTAGTTTCAAGTTCATGATCTTATTCAAAGGGTGTGATTTGAAATAGTCATTGAATACAGTTGTCACCTTGTTAGTGGTAGCATCCGCTGTAGCTTTCCCAACCACTGCTTTATCTGGATTGTGCACATCAAACTCGTAAGAAGTTTGGAATTTCACTTCTTCGGGCAGGTCAAAAGTAACCTTGTCGCCCTCATTCACTGGCACATCATCCGGAATTTTAATGTCTTTATACTCAACTTCGAATGGGCTATATTTACCATTGCCGTTAGGGAATGTCACCTCAACATTAGGGTTTTCAACTGTGATCGTAGTGTCTTGTTTAGTCACTGTAGTAGGCGCTGCTGGAGTATCTGCCACTGGAGTAGCTTCGACTGGTGCTGGAGTTTCCGCAATAGGTTGCGCTTCAACCGGTGCTGGTGGGGTATATACTGGTGTTTCCGCTACTGGTGCCACTGTTTCAGACGGTGCCACCGTAACGTTACCGGCATTGTCAGCCGTATAGACGTTAGACACCGCTGGTTGAGTGTCTGCCACTGGTTGAGTAGTTTCGTCTGCTGATACTGATCCTGCACCGATTAGCCATGCAGTAGCAAGAGCTAGTGTTCCGCACAAGCCATAGGCTTTAGATTTAGTAAAACTTGGTTTTGCAATTGTTTGTGTTTTCATGGTATAATCTCCTTGGTATAATTTTCTTGCACAGGCCCTTACCTGTGCTTTTTTTAGTGCCTTCAACGTGCACCCAAAGCCCTACCGTGTCATGTTTCAATGTTTTATTAGACTGTAATGGGAATATTAGGAAAAAAGTAACTTAGTAAAGTTTTTTGGGGGAAAAATTATGGGTATAAGTTACACTTCACGGCAGGGCCGTGGCTACACGTTGAAAGGTGTTGCTATTTAATATATTTCTGTTTGAGCCGTTCGCTCTTTTCTTCAGGCGTCTCCACCACATCGAAAAAGTATTCTGGCTCTTTAGGTTTTTTCTTGGAAAATAGTTTTCTTAGTAGCTTCATGAATTACCCCACCAGCTGATCTAATGGCAACCCATGAGCTTTGTTGTAAATGCGTGCTTTTTCGTCAATCATTTGATAGCGTTCAATAACGTGAGTTTCCACTTGTTCGTTTTGCTTGCTAGACCAAATCCAATTGATAAGTTTTTTCATGATTTTTACCTCTCTTATTCTTCTAACTATGATTACTGTATTGTTATCAGTTAGTAGTTATTACTAGTTAGTGCCGGTAGGCTCTAGATTGTTGTTGGTTAGTGTGCGTAGCACCATATTGTTATATATTAGTACTTGTTATATATTAGTATTTGTTAGTGTCCGATTATTCATCGTATGAATTTTCATCGGTTGAATTATTCATCGTATGAATTTTCAACTTATGAATTATCATCGTATGAATTAATGGAAATTCCATTTATCGAACTATGAATTTTTAAGGCTACCTGTGGATAACTCTGTGGATAACTTTTTATCAAGGTATTCTATAAACTCGTCTGTCATTGGTATGTCTGATGCACAGACAACTATTTCAAAACCTTTTTTATAGCCCTTGCTTTTTCGGAAAACCACAACATAACGTTTGCGTTTTAACTCTTCAAACGCTGAACGGTGTGAGCTTCTCCCATTGGTTGACCTCTTTTCGAGTTCTGACAGATAAACTCGCCAATCGCTTTTATTTATCAAAATTTCAGCAAGTAAACCCTTAGCTTGTAAACTCAAGCTGGTGTCTTGCAAAAATTCATTGTTCAGGCAAGTATAATTTTTTTCATCGTTGGTGAAAGAGATACTTCATTCAGTTATGCTCCTTTCTGATAGAGGCTTGCCACGATATCATAGTAGCTATGCCCTGCTGGTATCGTGTGCTTAGTTAGATCATCAACTCTGGAACCGTCTGCCATAATGTTGATTATGGTGGGTTCCCATTTTTGTTTTTTCATGGTACAATCTCTTTAGTTTAAATTTTCTATCGGTCTGACTCTGGCAGGGGTCAGCCTTTTTTTGTTACCTTGGCGGCACTGGAGAACTAGCGAGGACTTTGATTATATTTGTTTTTTAGGAGTTCTTATAAATCAAATCGCGCTAATGGTATTGCTTACGTTTCAACAGATATGCCCCGCTAGCTCACTAGTGCCGTCAAGGTTACCCAAATTTGTCTCGACTTTTAACTACGCTTCAAACAGACTCATTTGATGGTTTGCTGCAAAAATCTCGTCTTTGAGTTCTTGGTCGCTCAACCCCCAATTTTCGATAAAGATAACAGCGTTCTTAAATTCTTTAGCAGGAATTTCTTTGCGTCTCACACCGAAACGATTAACGATTCCTTGGTTGATGGCGTAGTATGCTTTAGCACGAATATGGTTATCACGGCAAGCCTTGCTTTTCTTGCCTTCTAACAATCCAACAATCTTGCTGTTTACAAGGTTAGTTAATTTAATTTCTTGTGCAGCGTTCACTCTCATGTTGTCTTCTAGGTTAGCGATACGCTCCTCATGGTTTTCAAGTGCATCTAGCATGTTTCTAGTAACTGCTAGGTGTGACACTTGTCTTGCGTGGTCTTTGCTTTGACCGATAATGTCATTTGTCATAAGATTTCTCCTTCAATCACATCGTCTTGTTCCAGTATCTCCGAAACGCTACGGCTGAGACTATTTAGCATAGTTAGGAATGTTTCAAGCTCGGTTCTAACTTTCGAATTGCCTAACGCTGGCTTAATATCCAGAAACGCTACACCTCCGAAATTAGCAAGGAACTTATTTCCTTTTTCCAAAAAGTTGATAGTGTGACGATAGGCAGATACTTGCTTTTGGTAGCTGTCTAATTGCCCTTGCGACTGCTCAATAGCTCTTGTCAATTCGTCGTATTTGGCTGATTTTTCATCAACCTCTTGACGTTGATTCGTTAGCTCTTTGAGCTGCGATTCAATGAATTGCACTCGCTCGTTAGCCGCTTGTTCGCTATCTGAAAGCTCTTTGTTTTTTGCTAGTAGTCGCTTATTTAGTTCTTGCGTAGCTTGGTAATCGTCTGGAATGACTTCCTTTTCAATCACCTTTTCAGTTGGTTTGACAAGTCTAGTGCGTTCTAACTCGCCTTTAACCGCTTCAAGTGCTTGCTCTTTGAGTTTGAGCTTTTTCTTCACCTCTTGCAGTTCTCTGACCGTTGGTGTGCCGCCTTGTTCAATTTTTTCGATTTGCTCTTGCTTCTCTTCCTCTGGAAGTGTTGTGATAAGATAAAGCACCCTGCTTCCTAAATGCGACCACGTGGTCGTATTTGGAAGTTCTTTTGATATTTTCATCATTCTTTGGGCTTCACGAACGTCAATTCCTTGCGTTTTAACCCAATCTGAAAATTGCCCGTGTGCTAGGTCGTTCTCTTTAACATGGTTTAATCGTCTACCAATTTCCCAAATCGATTGCCCAGCTAATTGCTTGTGGTGGTTTATTTCTAATTCAATTTGAGAAAGATTGTTAGACAATGTTACTTCGTTCATCTAGCGTAACCTCTTTCTTAATTATCAGCTTGAATTTAATTCAAGTTTTACTGTAAAAAAATATCAGATACCGTACAAATCAGACGATTGAATGTGGTATTTATTACAAATGATCATCATGTTCTTAGGAGAAATAGAAAGCACGTTCTTCTCCCAAGCGCTGACTGTTTGAGCTGTCGTACCAACGCTTTTAGCGAATTCTTCTTGCGTCATATTATGACGGGCTCGAAGTTCTTTGATTGTAATCTTTGGAACTATTTTTGTCATTTTGTTCCTCCTCTCTAACTAACTTACAAACATATCGTAACTTGAATTTAATTCAATGTCAACAGTTTTGTTGATTTTTTTTCAAGTTTTTTTAGTTTTTTTATAAAACAACTTGAAAGTTAGGAAAGTCTCCTATATAATACTAATATAAACAACAAGGAGAAAGATATGGATTTGAATAAGCAAAGAGGAAGTAGAATTGAAAGTTTGAGAGCTAACAAGGGCATTAGTCAACTTGAATTAGCAAAAATGTTAGGGTATAAGTCTGACTCAACTATTTCGAAGTGGGAAAACGGTGCTAGTATTCCGACGGGGACAAAGATTGTAAAATTAGCTCAAGTTTTAGGAACTTCCACGGACTACATCTTGTATGGAGTCGAAAAGCCTGCTGTCTCTGATATTCAATCTATCTATGATGACCTAAATGACATAAACAAGAAAAAAGTAGTAGATTTAGCTCTTACCTTGCGTGATAAACAAAATAGAAAGCCAATTCAAATGACTACTGTTTTTATCACAGGCTTTGTTTCTGCTGGTAACGGGGTCATGCAAGACGACTATGTAGACGCTGAAATCACAATTCCCTCTAATGAGGTTCCTGATGAATTTGATAGCGTTGCAAAAGTGATAGGCGAAAGTATGTCGCCTAAAATAAAAGACGGAGACCTACTTTTTATCAAGCATACCCCGCAAGTAGAGAATAATGATATTGCAATTTTTCAAGTTAACGGCGAGAACTATGTCAAACAGTTCAAATCAAACGGGACACCATACCTGAAATCACTTAACCCCGACTACGACAATGTCTATCTTTCAGAAAATGACGACATCCGAACGATCGGGGAAGTCGTAGATATCTATAGAGTTTAAATTATGTGCAACCACTGAACCACATTAAAAGCTGGGAGGAAATTTTATGAAAAAATTATTGTCTATCGGCTTAATAAGCCTTTCCATTGTAAGCCTTGCTGCTTGTTCTCAAAGCAAGAGCTCAACTAACAGCAGTTCAACAAGTGGCAAAATTGAGCAAAGCTCAAACGCTTCTGAAAGCAACATTCCGAAAGAATACAAAACAGCTGTAACTAAAGCTAAACAGTATGCCAGTACCGTTTACATGTCTAAGGAGGGACTGCGCTCTCAACTAGTAAGCTTTGATAAATACTCTCAAGAGGCCGCTGACTATGCTGTAGAGAATTCTGGTATTGATTACAACAAACAAGCTGTTGAGAAGGCTAAGCAATATCAAGATACTGTGGCTATGTCTCCAGACGCTATACGTGATCAATTGGTAAATTTTGACAAATTTACACAAGAAGAAGCTGACAATGCTGTCCAAAATCTGAAATAAGACAATAAAAAAGCCCTATAATCTCCCTCGCCAAAGTTAGATTATAGAGCAGCACCACAGAAAAAATATGTAAACTGGAAACAGCCTTACAAGTCTTTTTCTGTACCCATTTTAACAGAATTGAGGTACAAACACAATGACAATGCATAAAGTTGCTATCTATGTCCGAGTGTCAACCACATCACAGGTTGATGAAGGCTATTCAATCGACGAGCAGAAGGCAAAGCTGACAAGCTACTGCGACATTAAGGACTGGAATATATACGAGATTTACACTGACGGTGGTTTCTCTGGTTCTAACACGGAACGCCCAGCCTTAGAGCAGTTGATAAGAGACGCAAAGAGAAAGCTGTTTGATACGGTTCTAGTGTATAAGCTAGACCGTTTAAGCCGTAGTCAGAAAGATACACTCTATCTGATTGAAGATGTATTTCTGGAGAATGATATAGAATTTGTCAGCTTACTCGAAAACTTCGACACCTCAACGCCGTTCGGAAAGGCTATGATTGGACTACTTTCTGTCTTTGCTCAACTGGAAAGAGAGCAAATCAAGGAGCGCATGCAGCTAGGAAAGTTAGGGCGGGCAAAGTCCGGCAAGTCTATGCAGTGGGCAAAGACATCTTACGGCTATGATTATGTCAAAGAGACGGGCACGCTCTCAGTCAACCCATATCAAGCCCTAATCGTCCGAAAAATGTTCAAATGGTATTTATCAGGTATGTCGATAACCAAGCTCAGAGACGCTCTAAATGAGCAATACGGGCAAGATAAAGAGTGGAACTATAGAACGGTGCGGGTCATCCTTTCTAATCCGGTATATTGTGGATATAACCAATTTAAGGGCCAGATATTCCCTGGCACTCATGAGCCTATCATATCCGAGGAAGATTTTAACAAGACACAAGAGGAAATCAAAACGAGACAAAGAACAGCCGCCCAGCGATTCAACCCTAGGCCGTTTCAAGCTAAATACATGCTTTCTGGTATAGCTCAATGCGGCTATTGTTCAGCCCCTCTTGCTATCAAGCTGGGCATGAAACGAAAAGACGGCACACGCTTAGTTAAGTACGAGTGTAAGCAACGACACCCTCGAAAAACCAAGGGTGTGACGGTATATAACAACAATGAAAAGTGTGATTCTGGGTTCTATTTCAAGAATGATATAGAGCGCTTCGTCCTAACTGAAATCAGTAAACTGCAAACTGATTCAGACTATATCGACAAGCTATTTTCAAACACTGTAAAAGAGACAATAGACCGTGATGGTTACCAGAAACAGATTGATAATCTGACCGCTAAAATTAGCAGACTTAATGATCTATACATTGACGATAGGATTTCACTAGAGGAATTACAAAAACGGTCAAGCGACTTCATGACAGAAAGAACAGCTCTTGAAAAAGAGCTAGACGCTGACAGTTCTCTCAAAGCCGTAGAGCGAAAGGAAGATATTAAACGGGTACTTGATACCAAGGATATTTTTAGCCTTGACTACGAGCAGCAGAAAGCCATAGCACGCGCCTTGATAAGCAAGGTTCGAGTGACTAGTGAAACCATCGTTATTTTATGGAAATTATAGAGCGTTTTAGTAACCTTCATTTCAATCAACGTAAAAGCACGTAATTTAACGGCATTCAATTTTTTCAAAATCATTTTCATGACATCATTCCTTCCATATTTTGATACATTGGTAATAGCATGGCTGCATAGATCATTACAATCACGACAGCAACAATAACAAAAATGAGGGGTTGCACAAA